GTTGATGAAATATGTCGTTGATCAGGAGGTGACGCTGAGAGAAAGTCATAACACATTGCCACTCAGGTTTAAGAAGTTCATTAACGACCTGTCCAAGCCCCTTCCTGATATATCTATCGATACCGAAGGAATTAAGACAGGCATACAGGCAAATATGACTAAGATACGGGATGTATACCTGCCGATGGCTAAGACTGTGTTCGAAACTTTTTCCAATGCAATTAACACACATCTCATCAACGATGAGCCAGGATTTACATTAAAACGAGCAATCTTCGACGTTATAGCCAACGTTTCCGACATAGAGTTGCCAACTATCAATTTACCACACATAAGTGACTATATACCGAGTGTCACTATTCCATCTTTGACGGAGTTCACATCCGTTATTTGGAATAAATTTTGTGGCTTGAAGCTTAGTATCGAGAGGAGGGTTAAAGGCAGAATTGGAACGGATTACCTAAAATACCTAGCAGGCAGTAAAAATTGGGTTTACCTATTACTACAGGCTAAGAAGATATCCCGCACACTATTCAGTAAAATAGCTGATGCTATTAATGATATACCTGCAGCGATGAAGTTGACGACTGATAATGCTATTTCAAGGATCAGGAACACGTTAGATCATGAGCCAGCTCAGATTGCCCCTCCCCGAGAGGAGGTGATTACCGGCCTTTTCTTTGAAGATTTCGCTCCAAGTGATAGAAGGCTACACCATTATGACTGTAAATGTAAGCGATGCGAGGAGTCCAAAAGACCAGGTAAGTTGCCTGGTGGTAATCCTGGATACTACATTACTGGAGGCTGCACACCCAATGACGTAGACAAAATGCTAATGAAGATGTCTGATGCACAACTAATAACTAACACTGATGGATCCAAATTCCCTGAGAACGTGGTAGAAGCAACTTCAATCAAGTACGAGACCATTTTTGCTGCAAGGCCGAGGAGGAATTTTGAGTATAGAAATATACAGGACTGTAAGCAGAATAAACGACCAATTGAGAATGATGGCTTGAAACAGAAAGGACCAATAATTCGAGGCACTATCACACCCAACATACCCTACAAATTGCACGGTGGATGTGAAGCATGTGCCACTGAGTCAGCTTTTCGACAACTGGCTAATGCAAGGGTTGTTCCAGAGGAAAGCTGTGTACAAGACTTTGAAAAGTGGTTTCTTTCAAGTGAGTTTTACATCGATATATCAGCTAGGTCGAAATTCTATGAAGTCAATTTTTCAAGATGGTTTGCAAAACTCTCTGCCAAGCAGTTGAAGGAGTACAGTCAAGGATATGAAGAGTACAGAATGGCAAAGCTACATAGGAATCAGGATGAGTACAAGAAACATAGGTTAGCACCTGGTCAGAGACCGCAACATTTTGACTGGTTACCTGTCACAAAGATGAAAGGCCATACCAAGGTAGATGAGAAGAACTTTATAGATTATAGTCAACCTAAAGTTAAGGCCAGGGCTATTACAGCCCAGAATGCCATAGCTAAAGTATTGCAGGGTCCTGTGGTGGACACAATAGCCAAGATACTAAAGAAAGATTCAGCTTATGGCTCAGGGTTGTCCAATGGTAGGAGGTGCATCAAGTTTAGCGAATGGAATGCCAAGTATACTCATTATATAGGCTTGGACGGTTCAGCTTTTGACTCAACACAATATTTAGAGATTCTCCAGGCAATAGATGATGCTGTTTATACAGTTGTGCTGATGGACAATCAGGGTGCAATATCCAATTATGCAGATTTTGAAGATGTAGTTCAGAGTTGTGTTTGTCACACTCAGGATGTTGAGACCCAGTTCTATAAGTATGTCATATGTGGTACAGTTCCTTCTGGTAAGATGTCAACGAGTGCAATGAATACCTTAAGATCCATGTGTTATGTCAGGTATATTATGTTCAAAATACAGGCAATAGAGAATGTTGATTACAACTTTGAATGTTGTGGGGATGATGTTATTATATTTTCAACCCTAAAGACTGCCGAATTATTTGCTAAAGCGGCATATCAGTATGTGTATATCCAATCAGCAGAGCCGATGGAACCAAAACTTTTCGGTACTAGAGGGACTGAGTCAGATAAAAATCCAAAAGTCAAGCTTGGCCAGGTTGCTAAGAAGATAGACATAACAGATAATATACATTCAGTTGATTATTTGTCATGTGATTTTCTACAAAATGAAAGACGTGAGGTCAAGATGGTTAGGAAGATTACTAGGTTATTGCAATTGTCACCCTGGACTGCCGCTAATCCGTTTGAATCGACATGGAAGGAAGAACTACTCAATTTAAATCTGTGCTATGACGATGGTGTACAGATGAAAACGTGGTGCAAGGATTTACCCATTTATGATACCTATGCGAGCATGTTGCTCCGAGTTGGCCACGAGGCTAAGACACTATTGGATGTTCAGCGGTTGAATAATGCTAGATTCGCAGAGAGAAAATACCTAAACTATGCTGATAATGTAGATAATGCATCTTTTAGTCTTGATTGTTTGCTGTTGTTGAGAGAAAGATATAATCTTGAGCCCCATAATGTTGATCATTTGGAGAAAACGTTGTCAGGTGTTCAGAGCATTTATTCAGTTGTTCAAGATGAGGCGATTGACATAATGTTTAATAGTAACGAGGAGAGTGTTAGACAGGTCGTTGAAGACATATTCAGCCATACACGGGGCAGACAAATACGCAATGGCGTTAAAGATTTTAATAATTTGGATTATTTAGAAGATTTACTTGTATCGGAAAAGACATATTTTAAGCTTATTGAAGAGAAATATGGTGAAGATGAGATGTACGATAATAAAAATAAGCAGATCAAATCATATATATAATAATTGTTTGAAATAACAGTCCTGAGCATGACGTTAAACTGCTCCACGTCCCCTGTGGGCAAGGTATGGCAGCTAGGTTTAGCTGTTGGTATCAAGCCGTGTGGAG